TACCTCTATACACTTGTAATTGTTTCAATGATTGCATCCAATGGACCACCAATCTGGTTAGGGGGAATCGCTTGATCAGTAATAAACTGCATCTTCTTAATAGTGGCGTTAAACCATTGAGTTCCTGCTGGCATTACTGGGCTAAATGCTGCCAATGGACCCACTCCACCACTTATTAACTGGTCTACTTGGAGTTGAATTAGAGAAGGCACTGTCCAGCCGTTATCACTCAATGCAACCTGCATTTGCTGCAAGAGCAATGCAAAGTAACGTTGAAGTTCGTCATTGGTGCCGTAAATATATTGAGGAACCTTCATGGCGTTACCTCCACATAGCCGTCAGTGGCGACAATTCGGCCTAACGTCCAGAATCGAATCTTGGGGGTGAAGTCGTTAACTCTGCCCATCTTGTTCCAGCGTAAAATGTTCTTGCTGTTACCCTGAGTGTTCATCCATCGCGGTACATAGTTGCTATATGACTCTGTGCTGTCTTTAGAGACGGCCAAATCAATACGGCCCCTATATGGCTGGGCGGCGCAATCCTCTTGTCCATGGCGTTCTGGGACGAGCTGGCGGTAATCTGGTGATTCACTGAACATTCGGATGTTGTCTTCAGTAATCATTAGAATGAGGCAGTCTTGGACCGCTTCTTCCGTATCCATTCCCATTTCAATTGTGAAACAGAGTTGATTAACTTTAAACGGAGCGCTTGTTGGCATCTTTACTGATTTGCAGATCCGGATCCGTTGCATTTCATAACGTAGATTTGGATCGGTGCCAGCGGTTAAATCGGTATTGATATCTTCATTGATATCGTAGAATTTCTGATTGAGCTGATAGATAGCCCCGCCTTTCTTGGCGATAAAGAAGATGTTTTGATTGATTCCATCGAGTTCGGTGACATATCTTGAATCTGTGTTGAAGAATACTAATTGTCTAGCAGGATGGAAATTGAGGTTCTGATCTGAAAGGTGATAGAACTTCTCATTATTAAAATCGTAGATAAGCGTAACGTTATCTTCTGGTGAGCCATCTTTAGTTTGATAAAAGAAGGTTAAATGGTAGAACAAATGACCATTTATTCGATACATCATTGCTGTGCTTTGTTCTGGATGCACTAAGTTTTGCAATAAATAGTCGATACCATCAGTTGATATTCTTGAGACTGACTGGCCTGTCATTACCATAATAACGGGGAGATTAGCTTCGTTAATGCCTAACCAAGCAATATGAGTATCATTAGCGGCAATAGTAGCTGAAGATAAGCAACCGTAATCTATACTGATAGATTTATTGAGTTGATAATCTTGCGGTATGCCAAATCCGTCTAGGCCGCCGACCTGCGAATAGACCCCACATACTGAGCCACCGAAGGCTAATATATTGCTGGATTGCCCTGGAATTCTCTTGATGGCGATCAAGTCGTCAGGTTTTATTTCTAACGAGAATGAAGAATTTACGATAATCGTAGTTGCACTATCTGGAAAATAAGCATATCCAACAGAGCTTCTGCTACCATTAGCAGTTGGCGAATTACCAATTAAAAAGAAAGTATTGTGATACGTAACGTAAGAAGGCACCAAATCTGGTGGTGCTCCATTTAATACGCCGCCTGTTTGTGGCACTACGCCTGAGCCTGTAAACCAATTGTAGATGTATATCTTGAGGCCATCTACGATACAGATTTGTCCTGTTAGATTCTCATCCATAAAGACTTCGCCTGATTGGGTATCTAATGTCCCAACAAGACGTGGTGATAAAAATGTGTTGATTTCATAAACATTACTATCAACTACGGCAATCATTCTGTCGCCGCGAAAGCTTCTAAATAAACCTCTTCCCTCAACGCCATTAGCCGCTAATTCTAGCGCTTTATGATAGCCAGGAAATGGAACGAGATAACCGTCAGACTCATACATATTGTAGGTCTTTTCTAGGCTTATCTTAGGGTACATTCCAAACGAAGAACTACCAACCACATTAATGGGAAGTTGCTCTGATTTGGGTGTGACTCTCATTCCCATTATAGGTCTTTATATTCCTGCTTGAGTTTTCTTAATTCCGACAAGGTTTCTTTAGTAAATACACTCCCTTGTTGGATTTTATCTATTTTATCTTTTGCTTTATTTTGCTTGGATCTTGATATAGATCCCGTAGCGCCCTTTTTAGGTGTTTTTTCAAAACTTTCATTCTGGTGCGCGCGCCATCTGCCTTGTATTTCGTCATTAAGCTCTTTTGTGGTGCGTTCTTTCTTCTTCATGATTAACGTTATTCCTACTAGGGGACAACCCATCCTGTGCCAAGGTTTGCATAGGCATAGTTAATGCCGTTGCTATTATTTGATAGAGCGCTAATTGTTTGTTGCGTTAGATCTAATCTCTGCTCGCGCTTATCTATAATCATTTGATATTCGCTAAGTTGTTTTGCTGCGCCTTCTGGAAAGTTGTAGTCATATTCAGCGCAAATACGCTCAGCAAGCTCAAACTTAATGAAGTCGATATAAAACTGATCTAGGCTTTCTGCTAAATCTTGCTCTTGAATAACGGCATTTAGGGAAAATAAGCCCCAAATCTCAAACGTATAGGCCACGCTTGGTAAAAAATAAACGAATATAGACGCACCACCAAATGGGTTTGCTAAAACACCTGGCTGCGTATTGGTAGCACCGCCAAACTGTCTCTCAACATAATATTGATAAGGCAACGAAGTAATTTGGTTTGCTCGTGGAGTTCCCCAATATTGCTTTCTTTCCACTTTTCTCATGGAATACCGAACTTGATTTCCTGCGCCAATAACGCCTGGTGTTGGCATCGTTGCGTTTGCTGGAGCTGGTATTACAGGTGTAGATGGAGGGTTATCAATAAAAAACGTTATTGACGAGACATCAATTAGACCAGGAATGGTGTACTGTTCCTGACCTATTACAAAATTAGAAGAGTATCTTAAAAAATAAGGAATACCGCTTTTGTCAGCCGTTTTCTTGGCAAGCATAGAATTGAGGAGTTGTAACCCCTCAGTAAATTGCTCGCCAGAGACTTGCTCGAACTCCTTGCCTACAATTCCTGAGCAATTGAAGGCATCGGATATAAGCTGCGTCACGGTATAAGGCATTAGCGGTATTCCCCATAGTTAACCAATTACAGCTTGTCTACATACGCCGCAACAGTTAGCGCTACAGTTGAAACTGCATCTGTTAACCAATCAATACTGGCTACGCCACCCACCAAAGCCGCATCAACATCAAGCTGACCAAACTGGTGAACTGCGCCAACCGAACCTGAGAACTTAACGTTACCCGCAGCAGCAGCGCCGCCTGTAGGTCTTAAAGCAACGAAGTTTGCAGCAGCATTTGGTAACAAATCGACCTGCAAGGTTACTTCGGTATTTGAAGCGGAAAGCGCAGCAGCAGGAACGGAGGCTACCAAACTAAGGGCGGCAAAAGCAGCGCCAGCAGTTGCAGCAAGAGCAACAACAGGAGTGTCATACCACATTTTACGATTAGTGCTATTTCCGCTATTTGCTTGCCAGAAAGGAGCAACCACTGAACCAGCGGTAGACAATACTGAGCCAACACGTCTAAACATGTCATAGCCAGTAGGTAGCAATGGAGCGGTAGCGCTTAACGAAATTAGACCAGCAGGTTGCACGTTATTGGTAACGGTTGCAGAAGGAGTGGCAACAGTCGTCTGCGTTAGGATAATGCCATTGAGTGAAGTGCCACCAATGGTTGAAACTTGCGTAGAAACGTTCGTTTCAGGATCGGCAGACAAAGAACTTCCAATAACATATACATGGTACATAGTACTAGCGCCAATAGCGCCAGTATCAATACCATTTGCGCCCACTACACCAAAGTTAATGGATACAGCAGAACCAAGAACGATGTCTTCTTGGTTAGTGCTATCACGACATGCACCAGCTTGTAATGCTACTTTTAAAGTAGTAGCACCAGGAGCGATACCAAGACCATTCATATAAAGTGATCCCGCATTTACCATGGGGAATCCAGTGACGATATTAGGCATGACTTAATCCTCTCTATTCTTTTAAAATTTCGTTCCGATGATGTTCATTGTGATGCTTTCTGCATAACCACCTAATTTTAAGAGGCTGCATGTAATCATCATGATGCGCATCTACCTTCAGTTCCCCGCATACTTTTATGAGGTAATATGAAGGGGCGCCAAGTTAGAGAGGGAAAATTAATCCCATGCTGTATTCCGGGACCAGCGTACTGCCCCAAATAACGTCATGTATCATTCCTCTCTGATTTTCCCCGAATTTACTTCCGTAATACATCCGCATACTCACACCCGTATCTGGATCGGTTTTGCTAGCGGTAGGGAATGGAACTTCTTCAGGCAATCTAGGCATTGCTAAGAACAATGGGTTTCCAGCTGTAATCATCCCAGCTCTATGTGAAGGCAATACTGAGCAAGTCATACCAGCAACAATCGTGTTGTTAATATTTTGCGAAGCGCCAACAGTAGCTTGTAAGGGAGGATAAATGCTGACAGTAACTTGCGAACCAGCAGTTGAAGCAGCGGTAGCAGTAGCCATGAACTGTACGGTGCTAGCGGATGGTTGATGACCCGTAAAAGTCAAATAACGCATGTTGGGTTGACCAGCAACGCCATCATTAAACTGGAACTTGTCATACTGAAGAACAGAGCTTGCATCAGAAGCAGCAGAGCAACCACTGAAGGTGATAGCCGTTACTTGGTTATTAGCATTCAAGGTCGTGCTAACTACGGTTAATGTGCTACCAGCAATACCTTCCGAACCAGCAATATGGATAGGCAGTAAATTTGATTGGTGCCAATCGCAACGACTAAATTCACCTAGTTCCCATGAATGAGCAACTTCATCATTACGCTTCAAGGCGAATTGTTGTAAACCGCTATTGATAATGCTTGGAACAGCAACATCAGATAGATAGCCTTTAGCTTCAGTCGTAGCAGCGCCGAAGTTACGGAACATAGCTAACGCTTGAGCTAATTGTTGGTAAGAGTTAATTGGGGTAACGCCATTACCATAAAAACGGAATGGGCCAGTAACGCAATTGAGGGCTACGTTAGCTTCAATCTGTGCGCCTAATTCAACCGTAGCTGCTTTACCGAACTTCTCCATGTAGTCTTTTACATTGAAGATAAACTGCTCAGCAGAGAAAACGTATGAAGTGTTATAGCCATTGTTTACGGTTAAGGACTGAACACGTTGTGCTGCTGGTTGGAAAGTAGCAACCAATGAGTTAGCAGTAACAAATCGTGGTGGCAAATCAAAGGTTACAGTTGAACCTAAGTTTGCTTCAATTTTGTCGAAATCTTTAAATTTGGTATTAGCTGTCCCGATAAAGCAGTTTAAGTTCTGCAAGTATGCGAGATTAGACATTTGATAAGTTTGGACTTGTTGTAGAATATTATCCGCTGTTGGGGATGGCATAGTAGTAAACCTCGAGTTAACAGTTTAGTTAATCGAGAGGAATAGGCTGTTAAAGAATTAGCCTCTAAGGAAAGAACTTTTCTTTAAATCGGCTAAACTCATCATGCCTGAATCACTCCCGGCTGCTAATGAGGGCTTTGGTCGACCTAGTGGTGGTTCAGCAGATTTGTTGTTTTCTTTGGCTTGCTCGTTAAAATCTATCGACTTTGACAAATTATCCATCATAACTTTCGCCATATCTGGATCGCTTTGCATCATCAACTTGATCGTGGCCAGCTTTTCAGGGTTTTTACCCAATTCATAGATAATCGCTGGCGTATTTTCATACGAGTTTGCCATGAAAAATATGTCTTTGAATTTGTCAGGTTTGAATCTCGCTGTCATTTCTTTGAAATCGTCAGCTAACCCACCACTCTTATCCATCTTCTCAAGATAAGTCTTGGCCTGATCATTAACATATGCTTCGTATTCTGCTTTACGCTGCTCTTGATTGGCGCTTTCGTACTGTTCCTGCATCGCCTGAAATTTCTTGTCGACTGCTTGATTTACAGCATCGTCATGATTAGGCGCTTGCATTCCTCCCATTTGCTGGGATTGACCAGTACGCATCTGATCTAGTTGTGCTTGGAACTCTCGCTGCGCTTTTCTATAAGCCGCTTCTTTTTCCCGCTTGATCAGATCTGTTGCGTGTGACTTGGGTATTAGATCACTACCAATACTCGCATCAGTGCCTTCAATAGCATCGCTACCGTTCACTTCTTCCATAAGCTATCCTCATGACTGTTACCCGATTTCACGGTATCACTAACTACCTAACGCCTGGTTCTGCGAAATGTTGCGACCCTAACATTCAACGGTATTTTTAGTTTAAGGTATTGACATGCTGTTTTCAAGAGCAGAAATAACGAAGTCAAGCGTTTTCTTTTAGGTCGAGTAAAAAATTGATAAGTCGAGCACTAATCGAGTTACTGGGAGTACTACTCGGAGTACCGGAAATTAGATGGGTAAGGTGGGGCTAAGACTGCGCGAGGTGGGCACCCGAGCACGCTTATAGTCAAAGCCCCATGGACATTAAGCGTTAGCGGATAGCTCGATATGCTTTTTGATTGGGAAGGCTACTTTCGATACCCACAGCTTCTTTACCGTCTCTAGCATGTGGGCTTTGCTTTGCTTCTTGTCAGAAAGCGGTGGTTTGTAGACGTGTTTAACATCGAAATTCTGCAAGTAGATGAATTCGCCTACAGAGTAAAGGTTATTAAACCGCTTAATCAGGCTTTTAATGGTAACTTTATAACTTGATCTTAATTCAACCACTTCAAACCTAGCCCCATAGGCCATTCTAATAAATGGCTTATTTTGACCAGGACTTTTGTAGTACGTCATAAAAGCGGAGATAAAGGCTTCTTTCTGTATCTGATTAACGATTGCTCTCACTTCACATTATCCTTGTGTTGGTGGTTGTTGAGCTTGTTGTTGCTGAGCTTCAACTTCTGCTTCGTGTTCTTTTTCCCGCATTGCCATGTCGTGATGACTACTTGCTATCTCTAATGCCAAACTAACTGCGTCATTGGATACTGCACTATCATGTGCAGCTTCATCAATTCCAAGTCGTCGGTGTTTCTCCTCAAGTTCGTTAATCACTTTGAGATATTGTGTGTGCGCCATTTGCTCTTTAATAGCTACTTCAGCAGCATCCTTAGCAGATTTCATCTCATTTTCTTCGCGTTTTAATGCTATTTTCTCTCCATCGTTCATTAATTTACCGCGATTCTTTTCTTGCTCAACCTGGACAGCCATCTCTAATGGATCTGGTTTAGGTGGTTGCTCAGCTTTCTGTTGCATATATTGAGCAGTACGGATTTTAAGTTCCTCACCACCCTTAATATCTATGTTATCTACCAAGATATCCAACCCTACATTATTCATTACATCTGCAAAGTTAGGCGCTACTTCCATGAGCTTGGTAATCTGCTCTAAAGCATAGCGTTTTTGCATGGAACTATTAGTGCCAGCTTCTATCTTGATTTGGAGGGAATTCGAGTCATAGTTCAAATCTATAGATTCCGGATTAGTTGGATCGTTAATGACCTTATAATCTCTCAATCCGTTAGCTTTTCGTATTGGTATGCTTCTTGGAGTGACGTAGTATTTTGGTATCAAATCAATCAATATTTGACCAATTCTATTCAATGCTTTGATAAGATTGTCTCTGTAGGGG